GGAACCCGAAGCTCAAGATCATTCAGGCCACGCACAACACCGAGCTCGCCGTCCGCTTCGGCCGCAAGGTCCGAGACCTGATCGACAACCCCCGATATGCAGAGATTTTCCCGAAGACGAACCTCAAGGAAGACTCGAAGTCCGCGGGCCGATGGCAGACAGACCAGCTCGGCGAATACTTTGCTGCGGGCGTGGGCGCGGCTGTGACGGGTCGCGGTGCCGACCTCTTCATCATCGATGACCCGCATTCGGAACAGGACGCCTTGTCCGAGACGGCGTTTGACCACGCCTACGAATGGTACACCTCTGGCCCCCGTCAGCGTCTGCAGCCCGGCGGCGCGATCATCGTCGTTATGACCCGCTGGGGGAAGAAGGACCTGACCGGCCGCCTGATACAGGCACAGGGCTCGGACATCATGTCGGACCAGTGGGAGGTCGTGGAGTTCCCGGCCATCATGCCGTCCGGAGACCCTCTCTGGCCGGAGTTCTGGGAGAAGAACGCTCTCCTGTCGATCAAGGCGTCGCTGCCCGCGGCCAAGTGGTCGGCGCAGTGGCAGCAACAGCCAACGACATCTGACGCAGGCATCATCCGCAAGGACTGGTGGCGGATGTGGGAGAAGGAAGATGTCCCGCGTCTGGATTACATCCTTCAGGCCTACGATACGGCCTTCTCTAAGAAGGAGAGTGCCGACTACTCGGCGATCACCACGTGGGGAATCTTCAAGCCGGAGATCGATGGGCCCGACAACATAATCCTTTTGGATGCCCAGAGGGGTCGGTGGAGCTTCCCGGAGCTCAAACAGGTCGCCTTTGACGAGCACGAGTACTGGCAGCCCGACATGGTTCTTGTCGAAGCCAAGGCCACAGGGCAGCCGCTCATCGACGAGTTGCGCCTGAAGAACATTCCTGCCCTCGGGTTCTCCCCGGGCGGCCGGGGCGGTGGCCGAGACAAGGTGAGCCGGATGCACATGGTCGCGCCGCTCTTTGAGGCGGGCATGGTCTGGGCCCCGGAGGCCAAGAGTTTCTCGGAAGATGTGATCGAAGAGGTGACCTCTTTTCCCAATGGCGATCACGACGACTTTTGTGATAGCATGACGCTGGCATTAATGCGTTTTCGTCAGGGTGGCTTTGTGGCACTTGAAGGCGAAGACGTAGGGGATGATCTTACCCCACGCAAACGGGAGTACTACTAATGGCTGTCGCACCTCGTATGGCAGGTTCTCTGACCGACCGCGGCTTTATGCAGGGCGGGATGGAAGAAGACGTTCCGGATGTCGAGTTCTCGATGCCGATGGCCGAGGATTTCTCCGGCGGCGCGGTTGTCACGGAAACGGAGGACGGCGGCGCGATGGTGCAGGCGGTCGCGGACGCACTGATGGCCATGGAGGCCGAGGTACAAATCCCCCACGACGCTAACCTCGCAGAATACCTCGAGGATGCATACCTCGGAGAGATTGCCTCCGACCTCATGGCCTTCTACGAAGACGACCTCCTGTCCCGGGAAGAGTGGGAAGAGGCCTACACCAACGGTCTGGACCTGCTGGGTGTCAAGACCATCGAGCGTACAGAGCCCTTCCAAGGCGCGTCCGGCGTGACCCATCCCCTGATCTCCGAGTCGGTCACCCAGTTTCAGGCGCAGGCCTACAAGGAGCTTCTGCCCGCTGGCGGCCCCGTCAAGACCGGCGTCATGGGCCTGAGGGACCCGGAGCGCGAGTCGCAGGCATCGCGCGTTCGGGACTTCATGAACTACCAGATCACCGACGTGATGGAAGAGTACGATCCAGATATGGATCAGCTGCTGTTCTATCTCCCCCTCTCCGGCTCCTGCTTTAAGAAGGTTTACTGGGACGTCGGTCTGCAGCGCGCTGTGGCCAAGTTCATCCCAGCGCAGGACCTTGTCGTCCCCTACATGGCCACGGACCTGTACACGACGCCGCGGGCCACGCACCGGCTGCGGATGGACAAGAACGAAATCCGCAAGATGCAGGTTGCCGGGATGTACCGGGACGTCGATCTGCTCTCCAACGACGAACCCGTCGATCAGGTTCGCGAGAAGGTTGATGAGCTGCAAGGCACGTCAAAGACCTACACCGACGACACCTACACGCTGCTCGAAATGCATGTGAACCTCGACCTCGAGGGCTTCGAGGACCTCAGCCCCGAGGGAGAACCTACGGGAATCGAGCTTCCGTACATTGTCACCATTGACCGTGCCTCGTCCAAGATTCTGTCGATCCGCCGCAATTTTGAGGAGGGGACCGATCTGGCCAAGAAGCGCCAGTACTTCGTCCACTACAAGTTTATGCCGGGTCTGGGTTTCTACGGCTTCGGCCTAATCCACATGATCGGCGGGCTTGGCCGGGCGGCGACGTCGATCCTACGTCAGCTGATTGACGCCGGAACGCTGGCAAACCTCCCGGGTGGCTTTAAGGCCAAAGGTATCCGGGTTCGCAACAGCGACGAGCCTATCCGGCCGGGCGAGTTCCGCGACATCGACGCTCCCGGCGGAGACCTCCGCAACTCGATCATGCCCCTGCCGTACAAGGAGCCGAGTGCAACCTTGGCTCAGCTGCTCGGCAGCCTGATCGAAGCGGGTCGCCGCTTTGTCTCGCTGGCCGACGAAAAGACCAGCAACATGAACCAAGAGGCCCCTGTCGGGACCACTGTGGCACTGCTGGAGCGCGGCACGAAGGTCATGTCGGCGATCCACAAACGCCTGCACTATGCTCAGAAGACCGAGTTCCGCATCCTCGCCCGCATTTTCGCGGACAACCTGCCGCAGGAATACCCCTACGAGGTTGCCGGGGCCGAGCGCACGGTGTTCGCGGCGGACTTCGACGACCGCGTCGACGTGATCCCGGTCAGCGATCCGAACATCTTCTCGATGGCACAGCGCGTCACGTTGGCTCAGACGCAGCTCCAACTTGCCCAGTCGGCCCCGCAACTGCACAACCTGCATGCTGCTTTCCGGCGCATGTATCAGGCGCTTGAGGTCCAGAATATCGAAGAGCTGCTGCCCGCCCCTCCGGAGCCGCAGCCGACGGACCCGGTCACCGAGAACGCCCGTATCCTGATGGGGGAACTGGCACAGGCCTTCCCTGATCAGCTGCACGACATCCACATTGCCCTCCACGTGGCCTTCATGAAGACTCCGCTGGTCTCCACATCTCCGACGGCGATGGGTGTGTTCTACGCCCACATCCTCGAGCACATCGCACTCAAGGCCCGCAACGACGTTCAGGCCCAGATCATGCAGCTCATGGAAAGCGCGGAGGCGCAAGCGGTGGCTGGACGGGCCAACCCGCAGCTGGTGCAGCAGATGCTTATGCAGGCGCAGCAGCAGATGCAGGACCCGGCCCAGATTGAGCAGCTTGTCGCAATTCGTCAAAAAGAGCTGATGGACGAACTGATGCCGATGATTTCGCCGCAGGGCCCTGATCCGATGGCCGACCCGTTGGTGATGATCCGCATGCGGGAACTTGAGCTGAAGGGCAAGACCGAGGAGCGCAAGGGCGAGATGGAAAAAGCCCAGCTGCTGCTCGAGGCCGCCAACCAGAAGCAGCGCGCCACCACCGACGCTGCCCGTCTTGAGCTGCAGGAGCAGATTGCGGACGAGCGCAACGAGGTCAACCGTGAACGGATCGAGGTCCAACGGCAGTCGTCCGCAGCAAGACAGAGGGCCTTCTGATGCCGCTAAAGTCCGGGAAATCGCAAAAGACGGTGTCGTCTAACATCAGCATGTTGGTCAACGAGGGCCGTCCGCAGAAGCAGGCAGTGGCCATCGCCTTGTCCAAAGCAGGCAAGAAACGCTACGCCCAAGGCGGAATGGTCAACAGCCGCTTCAGTGACGCCGCTCGTCCGCAGCGTTTCCTCGGCGTTTTCTAAGGTGACAGCCGGACACTTTCATGCGATGAACAAAAAACTTATGGGGAGGTTCTTGCATGGATGTTGTTAGCTTGTCGAAAGCGCTGTATAAGTCCTTACGGGAGCGCGAAAACGACATCGTCGAGATGGTCGCGACGGGCTCTCCCGCGAACTGGGAGCAGTACCAGAGCATGGTTGGCGAGATACGGGGCCTCGCTTTTGCCAGAGAAGAACTTCGAGCCCTGCTGGAGAGAACGACAGAAGATGCCTTCGAAGCTTTATCTTCCTGACCACTTGGTGGAACGCATTAACAAGACCAAGGCGGACAGTGAGCCCGTATCTGCTCAGTCCGCCTACGTCAAACCCGAGGAACGCGTCCTCGATCCCGAGCTCATCGAAAAGCCCTTGGTAGACCGCCTGCCCCAGCCGACAGGTTGGAGGATTTTGGTCATGCCGTACAAGGGCAAGGCCAAGACTGACGGAGGCCTGATCCTGCCTGATCAGGTGCGCGAACGCGAAGCGCTTGCCACGGTCGTGGCCTACGTCATGCGCTTGGGGCCTCTGGCCTACAAGGACCCCAACAAGTTTGGCGACAACGCAACCCCATGGTGCCAAGAAGGCCAGTGGGTCTGCATCGGCCGATATGCCGGTTCGCGGTTCAAGATCGACGGCGGCGAGGTTCGCATCATCAATGATGATGAGATCATCGCAACCATCCTTGAGCCTGACGACGTACAACATGTGTGAGGAATAACATGAGCACAGAGAACGAAGAGGACCTCGGCACCGAGATCATCGTTGAGACCGATGCCCCTGCGGAAGGCCAGACCACTCAGTCATCGGCTGATGACGATGATGAGCTTTCGTCGTACAGCACCAAGGTTCAAGCTCGGATCAGCCGGATCACCGAGAAGTACCGCAAAGAGCAGCGGGACCGGGAGGAGGCCACTCGCGTAGCCCAGAAGCTTCTGGAAGAGAACCAGCAGCTGAAGAGCCGCGTTCAGGCGCTCGACACTGGTTATCTGTCGGAGTACGGCGCTCGACTGGAGCACCAAGAGCATCTGGTCAAGGGCGCGTACCGCGTGGCCTATGAGTCTGGGGACTCCGACGCGATGCTTGCGGCGCAGGAAGACCTTGCCAAGATCGTCTTGGAGAAGCAGCGCTATGCCACAGCCAAGCAGCGCTCCGAGGCAGCCCCTGCCCGTGCGCAGCAGGCTGAGCGGGAGGCCGCGGTCACGAAGCAACAGGCGGCTCCTCCACCCAAGCCCGACCCCAAAGCACAGAGCTGGGCCGAGAAAAACAAGTGGTTTGGTGAAGACCGCATCATGACGACTGCAGCAATCGCCATCCACCAGACGCTCGTCGAGGATGAAGGCTTTGACCCGAGCTCGAATGAGTACTATACTGAGATCGACCGCAGGCTTCGTTCGGAATTTCCGCAGAAGTTCGCGGCCAGAAAACCGGGTGGAGGAAGTCAGGTCGCACCTGCTGGCAACTCCGCATCCCGCAGCACGACACAGGAGCGCCGAACAGTGAGGTTGACCCCTTCTCAGGTCGCTATCGCGAAACGGCTGAACGTTCCGCTGGAAGAATACGCCAAGTACGTGAAGGATTGAGAGAATGGACCGCACACCACGCACTGCTGATACCCGCGAGAAAGAGTCTCGCCGTAAGCCTTGGGCTCCGCCCAGTGTTCTCGACGCCCCGCCTGCACCCGAAGGGTACAAGCATCGCTGGATTCGAGCCTCGATTCGAGGCGAAGAAGACAAGGGCAACGTCTTCAACCGTCTGCGTCAGGGCTATGAGCCCGTCCGCGCGGAAGAGCACCCGGACTACCAAGCGCCCACCATTGATGACGGCAAGCATGCCGGGGTCATTGGGAACGGCGGTTTGATTCTGACTCGCGTACCTGTCGAGACAGCCCACGAAAGAACCGAATTTTACGGGAACCGGACCCGCGAACAGATGACGGCTGTGGATCAGGACTTGATGAAAGAGCAACACCCTTCGATGCCGAT